TCATCGAAATCCACAACCAAAATCGCAACTCATACTCAAGTGCCACTGCATATCGCGGTGTGAAGTATGAAGTAGGCAGTGTTCCCATTGAGAAATCTCAAGGAACATTCGTCTATCGCGGTCGTACTTATACCAAGTGATCACCATGGAAGCACTTCAAGTTGGAGGCATCATATGCGTTGGATCTGTAGTAATTTTAACATTACTTTACGGTGAACTTTTACTTCTTCATAAATCATAATATGGAGGGTAAATTAAATGCTAAGGATCAAGTTTGAGTGGGACTATGGTCTTCCTGATTATGATCCAGAAATACACGATCCAGATAGAGTTTTTAGATTCTTGACTTATCGTGGTATATCTTATGCCAAATGGGTTTATTTAAAATCAAGAGGCATAAAAAATTGGAAAGTAACTACATGAGGACCTTGACGGGTCCTCTTTTTTTGTCTATAATTATTGGAAGTATATTCTTTTTATGGACAGAGACAAATTAAAGTTAATAGTCAGAAACTTAAAGCTCCTTGTCGATGCTCTTGAATCAGAGGTATACTCTGATGTGGATGCATATAAAGCAGAGAACTTTGATGATCCTCCAGCAAACTACATAACTGATTACGACGAAGTTTTTAATGACGATGACGGATACCCCGATTAAATTAATTAGCGTCACCCCTGACGCAGAGAAGCACATGGCATATTGTGCGAGAGT